GTAGCAGAACACCCTGCAAAACAAGTCGAATTGCTTCTGGTACTCGTTCATCTACCACAACCACCCTTTGGACATAAGCTCATCAACTCATTGATACCAATAAAGACTAGAAGTAACACAAAAGCAATACCACCAATAATCATTGCTATCTCTTGCATCTCCTCGTCTTTGGCCTTGGCTTCCTTCTCAGCTTTCTTCAAGGCACTAATCTCTTTGGCATCCTCCAAGTCCATCTCTGCTTGACGGGCTTTGATCTTGTTCCAGACATCAATCTTGCCTGTCTGCATGAACAACATCTTTAACTCTTCCTCAAAGGCTCTGGCTTGCTCTAGTGCCATCTCAATCTGTAGAGCAGCACCCATGTTCGAGCCTTTCTTCTCCCTCTTGGCTTGAAGCATAGCCTTAGTTGCTTGGCTCTTAGCGTCAAACATCTTGCCAATCATGGGCGCAAGACCACCTAGATCATTGGCTACCTTACTAGCCTTCTTGACCATCGAAATGGCACTCTGTAGGCCATTTAGAGCAGCAATCGGGTCTAAGGGAATCACTTCTCAGCTTCCTTGCGAGCAATCTTTAGATGTTGATGCTTAAACCAAATATTAGCAACCAGACCAACAAAGCCGATAATCACACCACAAAGCGCACCAAATTCATTGGCTGATAAACCAAAGAACACAGCACTTCCTGCACCACCATAGGTAGCTACTGAAGCTGTTTTACTTGCTACTGCTGATGCTACTTCTGTAGTGTGATTGCTCATGTTATTCCTCTGGCACTTCTTTAGGCAGTTGATTCTTTGCTTGCTCACCAATCTTAACCATCAATGGATAAAAACCACTTTCAGTAGCAGTCTTACCCATTAGGTTTAGCAAGGCATTGATTTCTTCAATGGTTAAATCTAGTTTCATACAGAAGCCGCACGAATTGCTGTTAGGTCTTGTGTTGTCCAGAAGTCTTTAGCCAACATAATTTTTAAGTGCTCTTTGTTGCGAGCCAAGCAGTCAGCCCAATCTTCAGCAGTCATGCCTTCTGGCTGTCCTGCGTTAATCAGGTTTACTGAGTCCATTGCGGCACTGTAATGACGAGCAATTTCTTCTGCGGTTGGGGTTTGTGTTTCAATAGTCATTATTTTCCTTTCAGTTTAAAGTGCGGCAATTACGAATGCCAAGAGTTCTTCATAGCGCAATCCAAGTCGTGTAACTTTTATTGAATTTGGTGTGTCTTCTGTGTAATGCACAAGGTCTTTTCCTTTAGCCTCACCGTCAACCTCATACCAAGTGTCAGAGCAGAATAAAGCATATCGTGCAGGGTCTAAGCCTTCTGCAACAAAAGCGGCTTGTACTTCTTGAGCAACAGCACCAACGTGAATACGGGCGGCATCACCTTTTTTAGCAACAGCATCTTTAAAACGATATTTCTTGATGAGAGGCTTAATTGCGACAGCCACACGCTTTTCAGCGTCATCAAGTGAAGCGATGTCTTGCTTTTGATTTACATCTGATGTGTTAATTGTGCCTGTTGTAGCGTAAACAGTTGTCCAACGATATGAAGCCGCACCTAACCCCAAAACATTATCATTACCTGGAAGAAGTTGATTACCATCGTTTTGAATATATCTACCATTGGTTGCCGAGCCATTTGCAATAAAACCAATTTGTCCATCCCCATCAGACAGCACGATGTAGTTGCTTGCTGTGCGAATGTCTACGTTATTTTGGTTGCCGTTGTAATTGCCAAGAATGGTATTTTTTGAACCAGTAGTAACAAAATATCCTGATGGATAAACTGAACTTGGATTACCGCCACCAATAAAAGTATTAAGAGTGCCTGTAGTGACGCTGTAACCTGCCGCACAACCAAGAAATGTATTTGAGCCAGTAGTTGAGTTATAACCAGCATTTTGACCAACATATGTGTTTTGAGAACCAGTTGTATTGAGCGCCCCAGCACCTTGACCAACAAAAACATTTACTGCGCCAGTAGTATTTGTATACCCCGCCTGAAAACCTACGGCAGTATTGTTATTTGCTGTGGTATTAGATAGAAGTGCCTGCGTACCAATTGCAACATTTGCTGTTCCAGTTGTATTGGCTTTGGCAGATTGATAACCAACAGCCACGTTATCGCTTGCTGTTGTATTTGCGGCAAGTGCCGCAGGGCCAATTCCAATGTTGTTGTTGCCTGTTGTATTTGTGTTTAACGGCCCAACATCAACGCCGTAACCGCCGAGAGCTACGTTGCTGTTTCCAGTTGTGTTTCCATACAAAGCACCGCGTCCAACACCCACGTTTGCTTGACCAGTAGTGTTGCTGTACACCGCTTGATAACCCACAGCCGTGTTGTTGGAGGCTGTGGTGTTGGTGAACAGCGCGGCATAACCGAGCGCTGTGTTGTTGGAACCTGTAGTGTTTGCGTACAAAGGCGCTTTGCCAACGGCTACGTTTGCTGTGCCTGTTGTGTTTGTATACAGCGCAAGAGAACCCACCGCAACAAGGTCTGTGTTGCCAGTTCCGTTTGAAGAATAAGCCGCCTGATATCCAACAGCAGTGTTGTTAGATGCTGTGGTGTTTTTTGCCAATGCGCCTAAACCAAATGCTGAGTTGTAACTACCTGTAGTGTTGGCTTGTAAAGCACTGTCTGATAAACCAAATCCCAATGCACCAAAAGCACTATTACCAGCACCAGTAGTGTTTGTTGATAAAGCATAAGCACCAAATGCCGCATTAGCCGCACCAGTTGTGTTGGCAGTCAACGCATTAGCACCAACAGCAGTTGCATAATTAACTGTATTTGCCGCCAAAGCGTTTCTACCGACAGCAGTGATTTCCGCACCCGTACTGTTAGCCGCCAAAGCATTTGAACCTACCGCAGTATTGGTAGACACAGCACCTGCACCACGGCCTACTGTTAGACCTTGGATAGAACCTGCACCAGTTACGCTCAAAGTGCTAGATGCGCTTAGAGTGGTGAAAGCACCAGCAGCTGGTGTTGTAGCGCCCACAGTTCCATTAATATTAAAACTAGTGGCTGTGCCTGTGATGTTTGTGCCAACCAAAGCAGATGGAGTTCCAAGTGCAGGGGTGACTAATGTTGGACTGTTAGATAAAACATTGTTGCCAGTACCTGTACTTGTACCAACACCAGTACCGCCTTTAGTGACTTTGAGCAATGGACCAGCATCAAATAATGCGTCAATCGTATCTAAGTCAGTATTAATTTTGCCACCCCATGTGTCGGTGGATGCACCAACTTCTGGTTTGGTAAGTAATAGATTTGTGGTGGTTGAATCTGCCATTTTTTACCCCTATGCGGCTATTTGCCAAGTCTCGCTATTATCCGCAATTGCTGTCCAACTTTCACTGTTGTCACTAATTGCGGCCCATGTTTCTGATGTGTCTGTGATCGGTGTCCATGTCTCAGCATTGTCAGAGATTGCATTCCATGTTTCTGCCGTGTCACTCTCTGCCACCCATTTTAGATTGCCAGCAATCGTCATAGATGACTGGCAAGTGAAATTGATTGGAGTGCTTTGTCTTCTCTGGCCGTTGACACTCATGCCAGATGTGGCAGCCATTAGCACCGATCCGCGCAAGACCACCTTGGTGGCCACAGTCATTGTGGCAAAGTCTTCAATCAGGATTTGAATCAGTGGGACCCTGACAGCAGCCACAGACATGGTGCTGACATCGACTGAGGCAAACGCACCAATGGCCACCCTTCTGGCCGCAATGCTGACGCTAGAGCTTGCCGCAAGTGTCGATGCACCTATGGCATAGCGCAAAGCGCTTGCAGACATGCTGCTAGTGCTAGAGGCCGTGGCCGAGGCATCGGCAACCCTTTGCGCAGCAGCTGTTGTACTGCTAGACGCTGAAACCGAGAATGATGCTGTCTTGACCACATTGGCCGAGACAGTCTCTGAGCTGAAAGCAGAAACAGAAAACGCGCCTATGCAGACGCGCCTTGCATTGATTGCAGCCGTGCTGGTGGCTGCAAGTGTGGCTGCTCCAAGGCTTACGCCATAGGAGTAATTGCCTCCACCATACGGGCCAAGACCATAGGCTGCCATGTCATGTCAATGTGACATCAAGATCACCAGCTGGGATTCGCAGCACATCGCCATCGTTGATGGTGCGAGCTGTGGTCAGTGCTGCCCAGGCTAATAGATTGCCGCCAGTGCTTGCATCAAAAATGCCAGCCCAGCCAATTGATCCCCAATTGCCGCCGCTGGCAGCTGCAAACTCGATGGCCGCTGCGTTTGTTGCGTTGGTGGGGCTTGTGCCGGAAACAGTGATTGTTCCGGTGACAACTCGCGCATAGGCGTTGCCAGACACCTCAGTGCCGCCGCCAGTATCACTTGGCGCAGCCGTGAAAAGGCCAATGTACCAAGCCGTGGGGCGTGTGGCAGAGCCTGTAGTCAACAAATATGTTAATACTAGGTTTTCGGTGTAGTCGGTAAAAGATGACATGTCCAGTCCTTATCCAAAAGATTTAGCACGGGTAAGCAATGCACCGCCAGAAGACGCACCGCGATCATCAGCAGTTTGCAGCTCACCCATTGCACGATCATATAGCGATGACCACACTGGGATTCTCGCATCATCTTGCAAGTATGGCGCAGCTTGCAATAGCGCTCCATACAGATAAATGTCGGGGCTTGATGCCAAAAGCCAGTTGGTGGTCACAGTGCTTGATAACTTTGTCAACTTCGCGTAATAGGTCAACTCAGTTGTGTAGTTAGAGTCTGGTGTTGGGACCAATCTAAACTGGCCACCGACCACACCAAAGAATTTAGGCTTGGCGCTGGCCGTGTATTTTGTTTGCTCATTGTCCAAGGCATCAATGCTCAAAAACTGCAATGGGGTCTGTGGATTTGTGCTTGTCAGTTTCAGAGATTTTGTCTCTAAAAAGTCAGCAGGCACAGCGCCATATTGCGCGTCAAAAGACGCATTGGCCCTGACAATCATCTGCCTGGTGCGCAGTGTTCTTTCAACTTGCGCCTCGGCCAGAGAGATAAAGTCAGGAATGGCATTTGTCAGGTCTGACCGATTAAGCCAATCACCAATGGATGTCTTTAGTTCCGCATAGGTGCTAAGTGCCATTTTTCGCCTCTATTTCTTTCATCACCCAGGTATGGTCGTGCTTGAATTCAAAAGTCCCAATGTGTCCAATCTCTTTGGAGACATCGTGGTCAATCCATATTTTAAAACCAGCAGCCGCTGCTTTTTGGCAAAAATAAACATCCTCACCAATGTAACCTCTTTTGTCATGGCGCCAAGGCGTTTCAAACCAAGGCTCGGCCAATGCCTTAAAAACATTGGCCTTGATCAGCATGACGCCCATCCCCACAGACCCCACTTCTTGCAGGCCGGTGGACTCTGGCATGGTCCAGACCAATTCCCTTTCGCCATTCTCTTTGTAGAGCTGCGCTGTCGGGCCAGTTGGCATTCTGCGCCTGGCACAGTTGGTCGCCACAATATCTAGGTCATGCTTTAAAAGGCGCTCAATCATGTCTTGCGGAAACCGCATGTCAGAGTCAATGAACAGAATGTGGGTGCAATTTTCATGCATTGCGTCTAGTGATAGCTCTGCCCTCTGATTGGCAATTAGAGTGCCTTGGCTGATCTTGAGGCTCACAGCATCATTTGTATTGAGTGTGTGATACGCAACCATATTCACCAAGTCATAGCTGTACATGGTGTGAACCATGTCCCGTGCTGGCGTGCAGACTGCAATGTAATTGCTCATACTTTCCCAGGTCTAGTTCTAAAAAATTGGTTGTCGCTGTCGTTTAACCAGCGCTTCATGTATTCCTGATCATCGATCTTGCCCTCGGCCTTCATCTTGTAAAAAAGCGCTTCGGGGATGGATGCCACCAAGTGCCACTCACCTTTCCAGTTGGCCTTTTCGTCTTGGGCGTTATAGATGGCCTTGTTGGCCTCAATAACTGCCGTGATGTCTTGCTCTGTCTCAATGGTCACATCGCCGGTTTCAGCATCCTCATGCCAATAACGGGTGATGCCTTGATCTTTGTTTTCGCTAAATAATCTTTTGTGAATCATGTTAAAAAAAAGGGCCAAGTTTCCCTGGCCCTTTCCGTTGCTTACTATTAAGAAGTAACCAAGTCTGCTGCCAGACCATGGGCGTTTTCTGCCAACACTTTCAAGCCGTACTCAACTAAGAGCATACGCTTGTCAGCATCGCCTGTTTTGGCCAATTCGATTTGCTGGTAAGGGCGCAGCACAACCATCTTAGCGTAGTCAGGGTCAAGCACAAACGCATCACGCTCACGTTGGAATCTATTGGCGATCACCTGCACATTGCCGAAGTCACTCACATAAATGTCAACTGCGCCAATCAAGGTGGCAGGCTTTGCACCGCCATCAATGTTGAATCGGCTAGATGCAATGCCGGTGAAACCAGAAACGCGCTGCTTGTTGACAGGGCCAACCATCAGGATTTTTGGTGTTCCACCAGCAGTCCACACCTTCTGAATCACATTCTTAAGAATGGTTTCAGTAAATGTGCGCACAGTGCCATCGGTACGGGCAGCGCTTGGCAAGGTCGTGTAAGTTGGGCTTGCACCATTGGTGGTGTCAAAATCAATGTTGGTCTTTAAAAAGGCCGTCAAAGAACCCGTCTTACGCGCAGTAGTCGAGTCACCAGCAACCGCACCAGTGTTTGACAACATGATGAATTCCTGATCGCGCTTTAGCTCAGAACCGCGTTTTGCGATCTGGTAAGCCAATTCGCTTCTACGGCCAGCCTTGTTCACCACCTCTTCAGTAGCTGACAAGACAATAGTCTTGCGGCTAATTTGGCAGTAGTTCTGCACTCGAACAGTGGCAACCACTGAATCAAAAGTGCCGACATCATCACCCTCAAGCTGTGCATTTGCGGCAGCAGCGGCGAGTGTATCTGTCTGGAATTCAAACAGAGTGTTAGACACATTTTCACGGCCAATGTTGGACATGAAAGGCGTCTCTTCGGGTGCAATGTTTGTAATCACATTGCTCAAATCTTCCCGAATACCCTTTGCAGAGTAAGTCAGGAACGTGTTACTTACGATAGCCATAATTTCCTCATTTCAATAAAAGTTCAATTGCAGAGGCCGCATCATCGATGCGACCGGTTTTTGCAAGACGCTGCTTTGCGCGTGTACTTTCATTTGTTGTCGAAACCCGACCAGCTGCACCAGGCTTGGCTGGTCGTGGGCCATTGTTCACCACAGGCTTAATGCCTTGACGCTTACTTACCATCTGGTCAAACATTGCTGCTTTACGCAACAACAAGACCAGCCGGTGGTCGTAAACATTCTTCAAATCTTCATCGGTAAAGCCTGCTGCCTTTGCAGACTCAATCACCAGTGCCTTTTCGGCCTTTGCCTTCTTGGGGTCCTTCCAATCTGGCAAAGCGGCTAATAAGGCTTCTTGCTGGCTGGCAAGTTGGGCCTCCATAGCGCGCTGCTGCTCATACTGAGACACTTGAAAAAGCCGCTGCTGTTCAGACTGAATAGCACCGAGCTTCTCTTGCCTCTCACGCATGATTTCCTTTTGCCTTACCCATTCAATTGGGTCCTCGTGATAGAGGCGCTCCAAATCAACTTGAGGCTCCGAAGACTGAAGTTGGGCTTGCAATGCTCCCAACAATTGAGCGTACTGCTCACGCTCGGCTCGGACTGCCTGCGTTTCTTGCTCGACTTGCTTTCGCACTTCGGCAATCTGCTGCGTTTTCCGAGTGTAGTCCTGTGTCCTGGAATAGCCTTTTTGAAGCTCGTCTAGCGTCACTGCGACTTCCTTGCCGTCTACCTTGACGGTGAAAGTCTGTGGCTGTTCTTGCTCCTCTTGCTCTTCCTGTTCTTCGGACTGTTCCTCTGGGGACTCTTCATCTGGCGCGTCTTCCACACCAGACTCATCCTCCTCAGAAGCCGCTGTCTCGGTGTCCTCTTGGGACTCCTCGACTGGCTGCGTCTCGTCAACTTGCGCTTGTCCTTTTTGAGGGGCCAACATTGCCGAGATAGCACTGGTCGCATCGACCATATTCATTGCTTGTATTTCTGCCATAGTATTTTCTTAAATTAGTGTTTTCTGTGATTTGCTTATCGCATTCTGTGCAATTTTCCCGTTGTCCATAATCTTGATCAACTCTTGCCGCAGCCCGTCAATGGCCTGCAACATGCACCATGCTGTCTCGCGCCTCCCAGACTCTTCGGGTTTCGATGAACGAAATATCCAAAGTTGGTCGCCTTCTAATTTTGCAATCGCTGCATTGAGGGTTTCATCCTCAAGCAGCTGCTTGGCCTTTCGGCCTTTATTTACTTGGTCTTCATTTGTCACTTACTGTGCCATTCCTTGAAAGGTTGATGGGGGCATCATCTCAGGCGCTGGTGGCTGCTGCTGTGGCTGCTGCTGTGGCTGCTGCATAAGCTGCGCCGCTTGCTGCTGGGCCAGCAGTGCCTGCTGACGAATCGCTTCACGATCAATATTTTGCGCGGCATCAATTTCCGCTGTACTGATCTGTGATTTGTACTTTAACTCAATTTCATACTTTTTGAGATACAAATCTTGGGCCATCTTGTCACGGGCCAAATCATCATCCAAAAGCATTTGCTGGCGCTTTAGCTCCAGCTCGGCTGCCTTTTTCTGGATATCTGCCTGGATAGACTCGGCCTGCACCTTGGCCAAAATCTCCTCTGGGGAGGGCTTTGGAGCTGGCGGCTCTGGTGGCTGATAGTCGGCAGGGATGTCTTGGAAAAAGCTCGTTGAATCCTTGAACCCAGACAGCTCAACCACTTTTCTCAAAGTGTTGCTAAATTGCATGGGCGTGACCAATGGGTTTGTT